AGTTTTCAAAGTTGTTCACACAACACGAAAAAACAGTGTCCGCGGTAGACGGACACCATTAGTCCGTCTAGAACGAACACTTGTTCGATGTGGATAACTTATTCCGATAACATGCAAATTGTAGTACCGCAAAAAACGCATCCAGTAGGTTCTTGCGTTTGGTAGTACAGATATTTATTTTTGTTTATAATTTGTATATTATTGCTACGAATAGCTAAAATATTATCGTTTTTGTGTATTAAAGATTGCCATATACTAAATTTGCTTACCTTGTAGCCGCTCGGTATTACTTTTCTCAGATCTAGTTGTGCAGTGTAAGAAATAAAATTACATGGAGCATTCCCAGTAAATACAACTCTATGAAACATAATAATAATATCATTTATCTTTAGCATTGTTATAAAAACTTCTACATTTGCCGGAGAACCGCTTAATACGGCAAAATCATTTTTACCAAAATGCAAAAATTTGATACTTGGCGTTATTTTATAGATTTCTGATTCCAACGACTGGTCAGCGTTTTCTCTGTTTTTGGTTTCATCATCAATTTTTTTGTTTAATTTTGTATCTTCGTTTAACCTTACTTTTGCTTCGTCGTATAGCGCTTCGTCGATTTTTACAGTTCTTGCAAGATCGGGGTCTTCCGTGGTACTCTTGGACACCGGAAACTTATAGTGTTCTGTCTCAAAAATTAAATTTTCGTCTGGGTGATAATTTCTTTTATACATTTTTACATCCCTCTCCGTTGACTTAATACGCCAAACTCTCCAAGCGCATACACTTGTAAGTTCGGGGTTCTCATTTGCGTACTAGCATTGTAAGCGACAACCGTCCATTTGTCAACATTAACAATGATTCCTTCGCAGTCAATACTTGCATTAGCAAGAAAGTATAATCCATCTTTCTGCATACTTTCCGGAAGTAAGATTTTCGTGCTTGCACCTGGCTCTAACGTCACAACTTGTTCCCAGATTCCGCCGTAAGTTACAACGTGCTCCAAAATTCTTACGGTTACAAAATCTTTGATTTTTTCATTCATTTCATTCTCAAAGTTGCTGATAATATTGTTAATTTCTTCTTTATATGAGTTGAACTGATTTGTAATATCTGTTTGGAACTGGTTGTTATTTTGCACCATGTTGTTAAAAGTTTCCGTCCACTGCGCAAAAGTAGACACCCACTGCGCCCAAGTAGCAGACCATTGCGCCCACGTGGTTTTCATGCCATTCCATTCTGCCACAATGTTATTCCATTGATCGACAATAGAGTTCCATTCTGTCACAATGTTATTCCATTGATCGACAATAGAGTTCCATTCGTTTATAATCTTGTTTAAAAGGTCTGTTGCGTCTTTAATAAATTGCTTTTGTGCGTCTGTAAGATCGTTTACCTGTTTAATAAGCTGATTAAGCATTGCGCTAATCCGGCATAATACCTCATAATACGAGAGCGCATCATCATAAACAAGTGGTTGAGTTTTTTGCAACCAAAACGCAAAGTCAGGAAAGTGTACGTTGTACAGTCCGGAATTAACGTTAGGGTCAAACGGGTTAATTTTGTTCGCCAATTCTTTCTCCTTTCTATCGCATCCAATCAATAGATAAGCCTAAGTTTCCGCGGTTTCCGTATGCCGCCATATTAAAATCATTGCCATGCTCGGAAAAATCATCAAAAATTGACATAAACAATTCCTCACAATCTGCAATAATCGCATTATTAACGTTTACAATGTGCTCGCGGTACATAATAAGTTCGTTCATTTTACTGCCACGCCATCCTTTTTCTGTCCGATGGCTAGTGTCTACAACTGATGTATTACTCTTACCTGTGTTTTTCTCACTAACTGCGCGGCTGACCTCTCCTGTGCTTTGACCTCTAGTCATGCCGGACGCATAGTCCGCACCGGAAAAATTAACTTGTGGGTTATCACTGTTAATACGTTGATCATTAGCGCTACTATTGTTAGTGTCGTTCATGGTTCTGTCTGCTTCTGACGTGTTGTTTCCGTTGCTTGTGTCAGTATCGTCAAACGTCATATTTGTATTTTCTAAAATTTGCGCCACGCTTAAATTACTGTCATACATTGCTTTGTATCTAGGCATGTTGCGCCTTAATGTATCATTAAGTTTAAGCTTAAAAAGACCAATCGTTTCAAAACCGATCTCACACATGTAAAAGTGTATTACAAACATACGTTCAAACTCTGTTTTACTGGATTCGTCATCATTGTACCACGGGAACGTAAAGTCAAAAAGCTTTGGTATACCTTTTTCGATCTTGTCATAAGTAGTAGCGTTTATGTCTTTACAGTCCGTAAAGCTTTCAATGTAGTCTCTAATTCTGGTTGTATATGTCGCCATTTTCTCCGCCCCCTCTCTCAAGGTTTTCTTTTCTCTCAACGCCAAGTCCGCTGCCGATGTAGCGCACGTCAACACTAAGCCCAAAAAGGCGGTTAATCTGTTCACAAGCACGCTTGCGCACTCCGAGAAATGATTGGCGGTTAATGAGCGTCAAATCTGCATCTTGTTCAATTTCGCTCGTAATTAAACGCTCTTTTTTTGTGCCGTCAATGTTATTTATACCAAACTGTATGCAAAAGTCAGCAATTTCTTGCCGCATTGCTGTTGTTATGTCGCCGAAAACGTTCGGTGGGTTTAGGTTGAGCACTTTTATATTGTCAATGTTGCTTACGCCGTCTCTGACAGAAATAAAAGGCACAAAGTCATTATACTGTTTAAAAAGGTTTTTTGTGCTTAATCTCTGGTTATCGCTACCTGCAATAATAACAGGTGTTCTTTGTGCGTAAATGTTTAAATTTCTTGTCATTCTCATATTAGCCAAACTCTCCGCATACATCTGTACATAATCTACGCTAGGATAACCAATGGCACTATCCCAAACAATAACGCTGTTTGCTTTATTAAGAGTTTTAAAATACTGTTGCGCATATGCAAAACGCATGTTCGGTACGCCGTAAATATCTACAGTTCCGCCCATATTGGTTTTCATAACAGCATATTTTTCAAGCACATCATCCTCAAAAAACACTGCTTGCCCCCACCAAAAAAGATAATCTTCGATTACTCTCGGCGGAATTTCGTCCGGCAGTCCTAGCCACTCAAAGCGGTTCACAATCATTTCGTGTAGCATATTAAAATATCGTATATAATAATTGCGATACTGCGGCACGCTGAAATATTCTGCGTCTTTCGATTGATTTTTCATTCTTTACACTCCTTCTAATTATTCGACAAGCCATAGTTTCCAATGTCGTTGGTGTGCCATATTGTCACACCGCGATCAAATATAGATCGTAAAACAACAAGGTAATCAAGGTCAATGTTACCGCTGATCGTGCAATTACGTGTTTTGACAAAATCCCATGCTGATCTATTGTTGATTGCGGGTTGTCCGATCTCTCCAATCTTGTACCCAAACATTGTAAAATAGTCGTCAATTTTGCGCGCATACTCTGCGCGAATTTGCATAGGATAATAGCTGATGTGATCGTTACCGATAATCTTACTAGCATTGCCGCTAGAAGTAGTTACATTTCCGCTTGGTTGTAAAAAATGATTAACTACCGATTTTATACCGTTTCCAATGACTTCCGACCAATCAGTGCTACTAAGTGTCGCAAGTGGGCTAGACTTAAAAGCATCACTCGCGGCTTGCCTTCCTGTTGCTATGGCGCTTCCCGCTCCACTTGCCGCCGCACCTAAAAATCCAAACCCCGCACCGGATAATGCTTTTCCCACTCCGCTAAAAACTCCGGCGGCAGTATCAACACTATGCGATACAATGCTGCCGCTACTCATTAAGGCACTAGCTCCGGCTGTGCTTGTCATCTGTGCAATATATGCTTTGTATGCGTCAGTCATAATTGCGCATTTTGGATAGTCACAAAATGTCAGCATATCAGTATAATCTTGCGCGAATCCTTTGTACTGTATAGGATAAGACACAAGCAGAGGGTTGGGTGTCATTGCTACAGTATAAGTAAAACCACAAGTGTCACTTGCAAAAAATTCGTATCTGTACTCAATCCCTACTCCGTTGTTATTATTGCCATATAAAAAATTATACGGATAACAAAATAACTTTTTATTTTTTGGTACATACCCATCAATACTGTCATATTTTTTAGGTAAATTTAACTGCTTAAATTGTGTTTCTTCGGCAATAAAGCTTGTCGGCATCATAAACGCGTTCAGAATCCCATCAATAGTACCGTTTGCATTAGCGGCAATTAAAAACTCGTTTACACCGTCTCCATTGTTAAAAACATTAAATGTAATAGCGGTATAAACACCGTCTCTAAATTCTCCGCCGTTAAAATTTCCGCTCTCGTCAAAAGCGCTAGGGATAACAACGCTCATAATGTTTCGATCACTTAGTTCCGGTGCGTCATAATTCTGTTCTGTCTCCTGTTTAACAATATATTCGCCCGTTTCTAAGCCCTCTGGGAAAGTGTACTTGCCTATAACATCATCAGACTTTTTCACAATTTGCCGCTCTATATAACACTTATTAAGCACCATATCAAATTGGCAATTTGTCCATACGTCCATAATAAAATGCACGCGGCATGAATTAACAGACATTGGCTCGACATTTGTTATAAAGCCATACGCCCAGTCATCCATATATCCTACATTTTTAAATGCGATATAGTTAGCGCTGTCTGCGTACAACTCATTGACAGGCGCGGCAAAGTCCGCATATCCTCTTTTAACTGGCGCGGCATTGTCAGTGCTATATATTGCCTTGCTATCAACATATGCGAAAAGTTCTTCTCGGCTGTTAAAAAGTCGTACATGATTATAAGAAGAATCCCACGGAATACCGCGGCATATCCTCACTTGTGCAATAGGTGCAATTCCATCTACATTTTTTTGCATTGGCATTGGAATCATATTTTCCATGCTAACCTCATTTCTAGGGGAGCATCACGCCCCCCTTGTTGATCTAGTGATTAACTGTGACAGTTCCCGTACCGCTTACTGTAGTCTTGTACCTCGAAGTAGCTTTAACGGTAAGCGTTGCCGCTTTCTCGTCATTGGCAATATGCAAGATATTCGACCCCGGAATAAAACTTGTATACTGACTTGTCGCGCCGTCAACGTCAAAATCGAGCATCTGCGGCGTGTACTGATCTGTACCTGTTACTAAGGCTGTAACCTCAACATCAGTTCCAACATTTCCGGCAGTATCTGTAACGCTTACGGTTGTAAGTCCAACCGTATCGGTCGTAAAAATAATGCATGGGAAAAACGGAGAGTAGGAAAACATTTCGCTCATAGTGTAAAAGTAGTTCCAAGTCAGCGCCGCGCCGTTTCTCGAATCGGTCAGTGTCCGGAAATTCTCACGTACATTAAAAAATCTCATGTCAAACAGTGCAAGCTTGATATTGGGGTCGTCAAACTTGTCAATGATAATTTTGCGGACATTGATGTCAACTTTATCCATGTTAAAGGCTGTTGCAAGCACTTCAACGTCTAACTCCGCGTCAATTTCCGGCGTTGTGATATAAAAGATTGTCTGATCGTTTGCGCAACTGTCTGCTCCGGCAATGTTGTACTCGGGATGGGGAAATTTCATCTGACTAATGTAAGCCTTTACAAGCTTTGTCAGCTTCTTCGCGTTTTCTGCGCTCGCTGTAGGGTCTGCAACATTAACCGCGTAAAGCTGATCTGACGCGCTCGCACTCTCGATTAACCGTTTCATGCATAAATATTCATCCCAGTTCGCCGCCGCAAAAAGTGATTGTACTTTTGCGTTAATCAGATCGCGCACACCATACTCTGATCTAAACGCTGTACGCAAGTTGTCAAAGGTAACTGTAACCGCGTACTGGATAGCGGGCGTAATTTTGTGGTAGCCCGCCATAACGCTTGACTGATAATAGGCATACAGTTCTGCAACGGTCGCAAACTGGTTAAACTGCTTGCCTTTTGCCATGTTGATAAAAATCTCTTCTTCCGTGCCACCGTACCGCATGGGGTCTCTCTTAAGCACTCCGAGCGGATTCTCAAAAAATACGGTTTCGATTCTCTGTTCCATAATCTGTTCAACCAATGCATTAGCAAACGCGTTACGCAACGGAACAATGTTCAACAAACTCTCATAGATACTTGAGATATTCTCTGCTGTCGCTTCTGGAATTCTGTTTTGATATTCCAAGCTCTGCATTGATCGCACTGCGTTCAAAATGGCTACGTTTGTAGCCGGTACTTTATTACCCATTTCTTTCTCCTCTCTTACTCTGTACTGCCATCAAAATCAAGCATTTCCGGCGTCACATCTTCGATCACACTTACATCTGCTTTCGGCTCTTCAATGTCCGTTCGCGGTGTTTCCTGCCCTGCTAACATTTCGCCAAAACGCGCAATGTACTTTTCGCGCAAGCCCTCATACCGTTCCTTGTAGCCGTCATCTGTTACATTTGCGCCGCTTCTGATGGATTCTGTAATCACATTGATTTCTTCGTCTAATTCTTCCGGCGCGTCAATCTTGCCTAAGATTGCTTTTAAAGCTTCATCTGCTGTCATTTTTCTACCTTCCTTTCCCTAAAAATGGTTTTAAATAGTATATAAACGGTGTCTTTCTTGCAGTTGGAATAGGTGCTACACCGTATATATTGATAGTACAATTTTGATAAATATTTGTATCACTTAAAATAAAGAAACGTATAACAACTCTCCGCAATGCTGTAACATTTACTTTGATATAGCAATAACCTCTTTCTTTTTTAACAAGTTCTGCACCATATGGTACATTAACTCCCCAATCATAATTTGATCTTACATTAAACCTAACAACAGTACCAACGTTTGCTCTCTGGCTATACGGTGTTACGTTAATTTCGGGGATGGGTGGCGCGGGTCTGTTTATACCAATCTGACATTGTGCAGTAACGTTCCTATCATCCACCAACCAAAAGTTTACAACGCTTGTAACTTGCGCACCGTTTGCGTTGCCGCTAACGATCAAAGCATTATCTTCTTTTGTCGCGGCTAAATACTGTCCAAGATTATAAGTCCATTCAGAGTTAGCATTAACTGTAATTCTAACGCTCCCCCCATCTACTATACTAGCACTAATAGGTTCTATAGTCAACACTTTTATTTCCGGCGGCAAGTTACCATGCATATCGTCGTAAACATCCATACTACAAGCAAAACGATAATCTTGGACATCTTGCCCCTGCAAGGTTGGATTTTCAAAGTTTTTAAGCACATATGTGCTCGCTGTGCGCATATCTGTAGCATTTCGTAAAACCTCAAGAGTGCTCGAAAATGATGTTTCTAGTTCGTAACTTAAATAATAAATCGCTAATTCAATGCTACCTATACTACTATATCCACCGCTTTTCCATGCATCATAATAACCTGTCTTACGCGTGTAGTATGTCCATTGTGCCAACCCATAACCCTTATGCGCTGTATCTCCGTCTAAACCGCTGTTTATAAATTGTTCGCGCGTTATAGTACCATTATCTACACTGTTAGTATAAATACTGCTTCTATTAAAAAAATTTGTACTATTATTATCGTTTTCGCACCTATAAGGCACAATTCCACTCTCCGCCCATAAGTTACCAAGCAACGCGGCTAAGCCTATTTCGTTGTTGATTAAATTATATAAGCCGTTCCAAACTGCTCTAGTGTAACCATAATCACGATAATCAGATCGTCTACCCATCACATTAACCTCACACTAAGTATATCAAGCACAATATCTTTACATTTCAGATCTTTAAATCTTAACAATCCCAAGTCATAAGACCGTTTAAGATAATCATAAATAAAACTTTGGCTACTCAACATCAAAGTATCGGCGTTATGACTGCTCGCGTCAAACGTAAAGCGATATTTACAACTCTGGTCAACAGTCCTGTCAATATACACAATAGCTTTTTCTGGGTACTCTCTGACTGCATAACTATCTTTCCCGCAAACGAGCGTAAATATATAACGGCTGTTTCCGCTAACACTTTCCACAAAAGCGCTTGCATCACATAGATACACGCCATCCGCGCTACTTTTCTGATACTGGCTATTTTTAAACACCTTTGCAAATTTGCTTTCATTCATGGCGTTTTGCGCGTCCTTGTTAATAACAAATTGTGCAACCCATCCATGCCCCCGCAAAAAATTAGTGTTATCCCGTAGTCTTTTGTGTATGCCAAAATAAATAAAATACGGATTCAAAAGCGTTACATAATTCGCCATTAAATAAGTTGGTACTTCTCGTACCTGTTTCCCTTTACCTCTACAGATCGTTCTTAACGTACTCTCAAATTTTGTTATTTCATTTTTTAAATAGCCATTGTTTTCAAGTACAAATTCATCAAAAACAATCATAGCAACGTCTTTAAACATTGGGCTATATTTTTTAAGTTTATCAGTATTGTTGAAATATACCGCATATCCAAGTAATTTAGCATTATCATCTTTATCATGTAACATCATTGCACTGATTAGCCCTTTTACAATGCTTTTATTAGTCACAACTTTTCCATACTCTGGGTAAATATCCAGTATATCTTCATACATCTTTCCACTGCTCGAAATTTCGTCCTGTGTCCGATACAAAAAGACAACCTGTTTATCATTCTGTATATTTTTCAAACTTTCAATTAAAAGTGCCGTTGTCTTTCCGGCGCTACGGTTTCCAATAATCATTCTCAAAATTGGTTCATCATTATCTAAGTCTTTTATTTTTTTTATACTATCAAGATTATAAAAAGACATTACGTTTCCCCCCTTTAAACTGAACTAGCGGGAATCGAACCCGCATTGACGGAGTTAAAATCCGTTGCCCTACCGTTAGACGATAGTCCATAGAAATGTTTCACGTGAAACATTTCTTATTTCTTAGGAGCTTTCTCCAAGATCTCTCTTATCTTTTCTGGCACTAAGCTTTTATTTATCCGGCTGACATTTTCCAAAATACTGCCGATTTCCATCAAAATAATATATACACAAATACTCTCAAGCACCGGAACGCTAAAGCCCATATCAAGAAAACTCTGTCCGTAGTCAATCAAAAACCCAACAGCCACAATGACGATTTCACCGAACTTGTTAAAAAGTCCGTCACGCATCACACTGCTGTTAAAATTACTGTTTTTAACTGCCATAACAATTCCCGTGATAAAATCAAGCGCAATAAACAACATTACAATTACAATACTCATTTTTTCTCCTCTTTTCTGCGGCGGTAGCAATTAACAGAATTACCGCCGCGTTGATAGTTTTAGAGTTTCGCGGTATCGGCTCGCACCAACCACGGCGCGGGGCACGGTTTTTCCCGTCGGTTTACGCCCACAAAACCAATCCGGTACTACTCCACACACTCCAATTACTCGGACATAGGACATTTTCATAAGGAATTAGGAGGAATTTAGTAATTGAAGTGTGTGCAATAGTACCATATAAATTATGTTTTATGCCATGTACGGCAAGCCATGCCGCTCCATGCCGGTTTTGCCGTACATGCCATAAATGCCATTCTTACGCCGTGCAATGCCGTGAATGGCATTGCACGGAGATCTTACCGATTAAACGGGTTGTACGGTTCTGCGGGAACAAGCTTGGAAATGTCAATTCCCTTAAGGTATGCGCTCTGGTACTTCTTTCCCTTGTACTTGCCCTCAACAACCTTAAACGCAATTTCTACTTCGGAATCTGTTCCGATCTCTTCCGCTTTGATCGCTGTTTCATCTTCCCGATTCTGCTCGACACCATCGAGATAGACGGGGAAGTCAAACTGGGTGTGTGCCTTTACAAGCTTTGTGCCGTCATCGGACGTTTTGACCGGACAGTCAATCTCTGTGTTCAGACCCGCTTTCTCGATCAGCTCTGCCGCGGCTTCATCTGTAATCTCTACCATAATGGAAAACTTTCCGTCATTGGAAAATGTGGAATAAACTCTACCTGTTGCGTATAACATAACTTTTTTTCTCCTTTTCTGATTTGAATTTAATTATTGGTGTGCAATGTTGCAAGCATGTTTCACGTGAAACATTTAGAATGTTGCTTGCTTACATTCTTTACTTCTTTGACGCTTTGTAAGCGTCGTATTCCTCTGCCGTCATTGAGTTCTCGATGAACGTAGACAGCGGCATGAAGCGGGTTTCCTCTTTCCGGTCAACCTCGATCAGATTACCTTTTGCAATACCGAAAGATTCTAAAATCTCGTCTCTCTCCGCCGCTGTTGTAATCTCATGATCCCATTCTACAAGGTCTCCCATTTTAATACCGTCTGTTGGCGATACCGTCATGATCTGGTATGTTACGGATTTTGGGATGGTTCTGGAAATTACCTTTTCCATTTTTTGTTTCCTCTCTTTCTTTAAATAATGTAGCGAAACTGCGTGACTTGTTAGCTTGCCATCGTCAGACTGTAAGTAGCTATCTTTCCAGTGACGGGAGAACATGTCTCCCATTTCGGCTTTATCTGAAAAATTCGGTCTTTTTTGTTTTATTATCTAAATATAATTTAATGTATCCAACTGTTTCCGGTTCTACCAGACGCCCAAGATCTTTGTTAGAAATTCTTGTGACGTGATAGACAAAAGTATTATCTGTATCACGGTATATTCCTTTAAAGAAATAAGTGTGAGTCGTGTTTTTATAGTAGTTACTATATCTTTCTAGCGCTCTCATTAAATTATATTGTGTTTTTGCTGATATTCTTACCATTGTTGTTTCCTCGCTTTCTTGTGCTTTGTTATTTGTTTTTCTTACATGATTATAATATCATGTTTGGTCTATTTTGTCAAGCTAAAATTATATAATTACTAGCAAAATGTTTTACTTCTGAATTTGCGTATTTTACTACTAATGTTATAAGCTCTTCGCTTAATTCAATGCATTTTCCGTGTGCATTGAATATACAGATTTTTTCATCCCCTATCCATGTGTCATTGGCGTTGTAAAGTTCTGATACTGTCATGTTGTTTCCCGCTTTCTTAAAATGTCATGAGACTTGCTAATCTCGATTTATTCAATGCAATACTATCATCTATTAACTGATTAACAACATTCAATACATTTCCATTTTAGCGTCAGGAAATGCGCCGCCAATATAGAAAAATATTGACCCACCAAAAGGGCTTAAATTATTTTCTTTCATGTGTCTTTTTGTAAAATCGTAAATTTCTTTTTCTTTCTTTGTCATTGTGTTTCCTCACTTTCTGTTTTGTTGCGTTGTTTATATGTTCCTTACATTATCTATTATACGCTTATTGCCGGAAATGTCAAGAAGTTTTTTCTAAATTTTTAAATTTTCTTTTAAACAATTTAGAATTGTTTCTTTTATCTCAAGGTTAGCATCTATAACTTCTGGGGTTGATAATCCAAGTCCTACTAATAAATTATATAACCATAGTCCGTTATAAATCATGTGCAAACTAATTTATCATCAATCACCATTTTCAACACTGCATACACAGCTTCTTCTTTGCTTATTTTCATACAATAGTCCTCACTTTCTTGTGCTTTTTGTTTGTTATCCTTACACTATGTATTATATACCCATGTATCATATGTGTCAAGCATTATTCGCAATTATCTATAAAATTTCTGCCTATGATTTCTGAATATTCATCCGTAATACCTAGAGTATAAGTTGTGTCTACAATCGCAATGTTTGACGCTGTTGTAAATGTTGATTCTTTACCTATATAATCTGTTATTGTTATCGAATGTATGTTCGATTCATTAAAATAAGACACGGTGCGTCCAGAATCAGTAAATAACTTTCCTATTTTAAAATCGGCAATTCCGTTTCCGCGCTCTAACTCTGCCGCACCTTTTTGCTTCGATAATCCAGATACTGTTACGTGTAAAACATCTTTTCTTATTTCTCCTGTTTTTTTATCTTTGTCATCAGATATATACGCGTACTTTTTAGCTCCAAGCGTTTTAAACTTTTTATAAAAGCCATCATCATCCCAAACACCTAAATAATAACGAGTTGTAGTGCCATCCTCATTTTGACGATCTGCATAATTACGATAACGTTGATACTTTGTTAATAAGTAATCATTCCGATCTTTAAAGCTTTGTATATGCTTTTTATTTATAAATTTAACACTATCTGTGTCGGCGTAAACAAAATCCCACCCCACCGCGTCAATCATCTTTTGTAGTTCCCATCTAGCATTAGCTGTAATATATACACCCCATTGATAGAGTAAAAAAGAGTTCTTTGATGTAAAGTACTGCGCTATTGATTCTTTTAAATCCGGCGTAACCTTAGTCCATTCTCCGTTATCGTAAACTATTTCATTATGACAGATGTCAGTTACCATAGTACCAAAAACAGAATTTGCGCTGTTTTTGCTTTTCATATACTCGTATTCTTTCCCCGCTACATCTTTAAGTTGAGTTTTTTTGTCGTAAAACTCTAACATCGTGCTAACTATTGGTGCAGGCAGATAATCTTTTTTCGCCATATATCCACATAACCACTCTATATCTTCAAAATGGTACTGATTGCATATAATGATAAAGTCTAGTTCGGTGCAAGCATACGTTACCCAATCAGCCGATAACACGCGCCCGTTGTCGTTTATATAATCTTTGCTAAAAGATGTACAATGCGCAAAATCAATATATGGCACTGTAACATCGTCATGTACTGCTATAGTTTTAAATGTTACTTGCATAATGATAGCGTTTTGTTTTTTGTTACAATCAGATAATAATTGTGTAAAGTTTTTTGGTGTATACTCTATAAACGGTGTCATAGGGTATAAATCCGAGCATATACATGATGGATAACTTGACACTCTATCCATACTGTAAACGCTGTCTATTATTGCATCAGCATAATATCTACTAGCGTGAGTATTTCCACCGCGAAAAGCTTTTCGCAATAGTGTATATACTTCCGGTGTAGGCATTAGACTTTCAAATAATTCTCTGTAATTTTTGTCCGCTCTGCAAGCTTTGCGCATTTCACGACGCACATATCCGGTCGATGTTAGAGGTATTGTTGCTAATGTGTCATTATAATCATCCATTTTTGACAGTATACATTCTTCAAGTCCTTTTACATCGTTATAATCATATGCTAACTCTGTTCCTGTTTGTGGTGTGTCTGGTGTCCGTACTTTTTTATAATCATATGTGTCTTCTAATTTTCGATGAATACAAAATTTTGAATTTTCGCAAAACTTTGCTAGCCTCATATTTGATAAAAAATATGAACATCTAAACTCAAAATGAGGAAAAGTTTCACGTGAAACATCTAGCCTATTTACTGTTTTTAGATAATCAGATTTTAAACAAGCATTGAATTTTATGACCTTATGGGGTTCTCGTGCAAAAAGTGATTCAATATATAAAAAATCCTTTGCAAACATAAATTCATAAGCTAAATTATGGACATAAATGACTAATTGTTTTGATGCTGATAATTCCAAGCATTCTCCTAGTTTACTTAAAAACTTGGTAAATTCTTCCCACCGTGTGCCAAAACAAACATTTCCTTTGTAACAAAACTGCCAATGATACATGAACGCATAGGGTTTTTCGCTGTTTATTGTTGTAGTTTCTATATCAAATGATGCAGGGCTATCTATATAAGCAATAGCCCTTTTTCCTTTTTTTCTGACTGTAGTATAATTCCTACTTATTACATTATATGGATAATCGTATACTGTGTAAACTGTTTCATTTTTTGTATATTCTTTCCCATTTTTCGTATAAAATGTTTTCATTACCATAGGCTTCTACCTTTTATATATGTGTGCATTGCTGAACTATATTCCTCTAGTTCTAACTTTATTTCGTTCGCTGATTTACCCTCTTTGTATAGTAGATCGTATATTTCTATAATATCTTCTGATGGATTGCGCATTTTTAAACTTTTATACTCTTGAGAGTGTAAAAATGTGTAGAAATCTTGATCAGTTAGCAACTCTTCCGATATTCCTAAATTTCTAAGTGCTTGTGTTCTTTCTTGCCTTATTTCTCTTATCCCTGTTAATGTATGACTTCTTGCTGTCACAAATCGCACTAACTTCAAATATGCACGCTGATTATACTTATCTGGGTTCCATTCATCCCTTTTACCTAGTACATTCAGTACACTTTCTTTCTTATATCCAGCTTTTTCAATCAGCGCTTTTTGCTTGTTAGCAAGCGGCGCTAACTTTTTGTACATGTCGCGCCGCTCTTTTCCACGCAAAGATAAGAGATAATCTTTGCTATACATTGCGCAAATGCTCGGATGCAAACGCCCAAGCTATGCGTTCGTCAATAATTTTTATAGCCCTGTCTAAGTCAAAATCGTATCTCTCGATAACTACTGTCACTAATTTTACCGTTTTGTAATTAACGCAAACGGCAAATGTTAAGGCTATAGACCCGTCATCATAAGGGCAAATGCTGTCTAGTAATACATTTTCCCATTTTGTGCGCACTCTATAAGCAATAGCTTTTTCCTTATACTCTTGTAATTTTGTCATAATTATCCCTCCGTTATAATAGCTTTAAATCCGGCACTTTCAAGCGCTACTAACAAATTATGTGCATTTTCGATATTGTGAAAAGCTCCTTTTTGATCGAGCACAGATACACGATAGATCTTAGATTCATCAATCTTTTCGCTTGACACGTCCAATTCATCATTCTTAGCTTCCTCCTCTGCTCTCGGTTCGCATATACACCGTGTTCCTGTGATGCCGTAAACGATTGCTGCTGCCATTTCATGCGGATTGTAAAAAACAATATCTTTTTTCGAATTGACAAAACAACATTCGATAAGCATCGCGGGCGCTTTTGTCCGGCGTAAAAAGCCTAGCTTCTTGTTGATTTTTATGCCCCTGTTCTTAAACCCCAACGAACAAATCGCATTAAGCACATTGCTAGCGTAAACACTTGCTTTCGAGTTCTCGTCATAAATATATACCTCTGTTCCATTAGCTTCTGAATTGGCGGCAGAATTAAAGTGGATTGAAATATCTAAATCAACCTTATGTTCGTTGCATTTATTGATAATACGGGTTAAAACATTACTTTGAGATATTCCGTCTTCCACCGTGCAATCATAGACTGTGTGACCCATTCTGCGCAACTCGTCAACCACAAGTTCTTTTACACGCCTGTTCTCGATAGATTCAGAGATAAGCCCTACAGCACCGCAAGCTACTTTTCCGTGCGGGTTATGACCCGCGTGTACATTGATTACCATTTTATTTTCCTCTCTTTCTGATAGACTATTCCTATCTATAATCCATTTTAAACCTACTATATAAAATTGTCAACCAGAACTTTTGTTCATGTATGAGTTATCCACATCGAACAAGTGTTCGTTCTAGACGGACTAATGGTGTCCGTCTACCGCGGACACTGTTTTTTCGTGTTGTGTGAACAACTTTGAAAACT